GAATGCACTAACATTAGTTGTAAACGTCTTATCACCGAACAATATAGTTCCTTGTCCAGGCTGTGTTACAATTGGGTTAATACTCTTCTTATATAGTAAATCTCTCTGAGACTTGTTTGGATTAACAAGAAGCTTAACAACATTTTTAACGTTACCTCTGTTATATCCAGCTGGTGAGAACCAAGGGTCTCGAACATCGTCTGTTCTAGCACAAAGTCCAGCAACATCTGCGTTCATTGGAATCCAACGATACACATCTGCATACTTATCGTACTGATATTTATATCCGCTGTCTGCGACTGCATATGTGCTTGATGACACTGTGCCTGCCCATGCAATGATATTATCTACAGTAGTATCAGTCAACTCAGGTGAAATAAATGCGATACAATCTTTACGAACTTCAGCTATATTATCGATGATATAGTTAGCAAGTGTTACGCCTTTAGCTTTACCTTGAAGGATGAATGAGATATCTACTTCTGCTGGATCAACGTATAGATCGTAACCTATAGCTAATTCTCCAACAGTGGCATCTTCTTCATCATTACCATCTGCGCCACTCGTAAGAGTTACACCAGAAGAGAATGTTGTACCTTTGAGCAATACTGCTTTAGCAATTGAAACTGCTAGCCAAGATGAGTTCTGAGCAAGCACATCAGTGATGAAGTTCGTTGAACCGTCAAACTTAGTTGAGGTAGATGTAGTAGATAAATCTTCCCATCTTTCAATTATTGTTCCTACTGTTCCTGTGATCAGTCCGTCAATGTCTTTTGCTACTACGTGTATACCATTCGTTGAAGGTCCTGCATCAAATAAGTTTGCATCTCCCCACTGAGTCTTGAATGTGCCTGAATAAATGCCTGCACCAGTGTACTTAGAAGAAAACGTTATGTTAGATTTCCAAGTTGTTACGGGTGTGACTGTGTGTGATGTACCTGCACCAAGTGCTGTTATGTCAACTGCTGTTGTAGCCGTTGCGTTAGCAAGAGTAGTGGCAAGTTTAAAGTTGTCCGCATCTGTACGAATAACAAAGTATTTTTGACCGTTAGTCAATCCTTCAATTGCAGTACCTGCACCTCTTGAGTATGCAACTGCTTGACCTTGTATAAGACCGTGACCAGTTTTAACAATAGTATCAGTCGCTACGACCACAACTGCGGCGTCTATACTAGTAAATGTTACAGCCGAACCTGCGGCAGCATCTGCTATTGTCGAAATCCCAGTGATAACCATTTCTTTATTGTTTGTTAATACTACTCTGTCGCCTATTCCTGCATATAATGATACTCCTGCAGAAGTAGTGAATCCAGTCATAGTGCCTGCTACTGATGATGGCGTCAATGCAAGTTGTTCACCTCGTTGCGTTGCATCATAGTTACCAGCAGTACAATGTGATACTTGAATAGAGTTACCGATTTTGCCTTTATAGATAGCATCCCAGTTTGATGAAGCTGCCGCGGCAAGTGACGCAGTGGCAACACGTGTGACGAACAATGCGTCACTGTAACCTAAGAAGTTAGAAGCAGAGAACCAAGTTTCATGATTGGTCCACGTACTTGCTAGTGTCGCTTCGTCAGTGTAGTAAGTTGCTGGCTTACCAAATCTGTTTGCCAGCTCCTTTTCTGATGTAATTAGTGTTCGTTGTCCTGTTGGACCCCAACGAAAGACGCCTGCAATGGCACCTTCTGTTGTAGCAACAGCTGGCGTGACATTTGTCAGATCGACTTCGCTGATATTAACGCCTGGACTTAGTTGAAAAGCCATATCTCATTTCTCCTTGTTTATTTTGTAAGTTATAAACTTCTTTATTCTTTATATTTATAAAAACAGCGATTTAGTACTGTAGCCATTTTCCCGTTCCAATATCTATATTGGCAGTATTTTCATCTTCATCGTAACTGTTAAAACCGATAGGTAGAAGGCTTTCCATTAGTTCTTCTTCATTTCGTGATCTCAACTTCTGTAGTGTATTTATGTCTGTGATTTCTCGGAAAAACATTTGGTCTGTTAACCAAGCAAACAGTACAAGACCCATTACAAGGTCATCATGACAGCCAGACTCGGCTTCGTAAGACACACCTTTTCGAGAAAAAGTGGATAGTTCGTTTATAGTCTGGAAATCGTTTAGTATGAGTTGGTCTTGTTCCACCAACATCTTTAGCATATTACAGCCTATGGACTTGACTGATTTAGTTGTGCGTACTCCTTTGTCAGAGTTTTTACCAAACCCTGTCGATACTCTTTTGCCCGATCTTCCTGCGGACTCAGTGTTCAGCAAAGACTCACACTCGAACTCATAATGAAGAACTTCTGCAACTTGTTCTCCTATATCATTTATTTCGATTAGTGTGTAAGCTTCATTGTATCTCTCTATAGTTCTATGTATAATTTCAGCGTAGTCAATAGGCGTTATGTTGTTGTCTCTATATACGCACACTTGTCTATATGGCATATCCGTGACATCTATTAATTGAAATGCCGAATAGTCTAAGCCCTTACCTCTAGATACGTCCACGATACATGCATATATGTGATCTTTTATTGGCTCCTCATATACACTAAATTGTTGTGAAGACTTTATAGGATCCCTATAGACCAATTGCTTTAATTTAGAGCCTTCTATTAGTGTGCCAGAACTGCCCAAGAAGTTGCATTCAAATTCCTGCGAGAACTTCTGTAAGTCAAAGTCCATAGCTTGCAACGTCTCTTGTTTCCAAGCATCATCTCGACCAGGCACTTTCTGCCATGGCACTTCGATATAGATATAGCCGTTTCTGTTCTCTTTAGCGCCTTCGCAAGTCTTGTAGAAGTGATTGAGTCCATTAGGCGTAGAAGTGAAAAGAATCTTAGTAGTATCACCAGAGGATATTGTAGGAAACACAGAAGCAAAGAACTCGTCCCAGTTCTCTACAAATGCTGTCTCATCGATATAAAGAAACGATATAGACTTACCTCGAATAGCAGAACTTGATGTACTTCCTGCAATGATTTTACAACCGTTTTCAAATTCTACTGATCCTTTGTTCCATTCGATTACTCCCTGCTGTAACCAGTTTGGTAATCCTTCATAAGCAATCTTAATTCTGTCTAATATCTCACGTGCGGCATCACCCTTGTTAGCTAAAAGCGCACAGGTCTTATAGTCGTTGAATATTACATAGTGTAGTATAATAGCAACAGCAGTTGTGGTTTTACCAGCCTGTCTAGAGGTGTTTACCGTAACCCGTCTGTTATTAGTAATAGCTTCAGCAATTTCTTTCTGGTAGTCATACATCTTTATAGGAATGAGACCATGATCTACATGTACGATTTGGATATATTTCTCAGAGAAGTAAATAGGATCTTGAGCGCATTTAAGAAACTCAGCCACCATGTCGTTAGTGAACTCGATAGGAGTTCCCTTACGTTTTAAATTTACGTTACCGTTATATCCACGATCTGTTGAATCAACCATCAGCGTTTCGCATATCTTTTAGAACTTGTTGCAACTCTGCGGTAGAGCCTACAAACAAGTTATTATTTGTTACTGCTTTGTCTTCTACAGGACCATCATTGTCATCTTCTGCTTTTTTACTTGACATAGCGACTAATTCTTTGTTGGAATCAATCAACGTTTTCATGATTGTAGCTACGACTTCATAGGCACGTGGATGCTCAGATGCTTTAGCAACATCTAACATTTGCTCCAACGCTTCTGTGCCCGATTCGATTACATTATAGAAGTTTGTTCTAGCGTAATCATAATCCTTATCTAACTTCTCATTCGATTTCATCTTAGCTGGTTCTTCACGTGTAACTACAGCTTTTGATTCAGTCACTTCGTCTAGTGGTTGTAGCCCTAGACTATCTCCGATTGCATCTTTCATAATTTATCCATCCAATACTTGTACAATATATTTCCAGTCATCATCGAAATTAATGTCTGCATAGGGCACGGTCTGTGCTATACGCTCTGTTCCTACACCAGCTGCCGTTAGACCAGGCCGAACATTGACTTGAGTTGCGGTCGCTGTCGTTGTAGCGGTGTCTGGTTTTAGATTAGCATCAACGAACTTAATCATCTTCTTCTTAGATACTGGACCAAAGAAGTATGCTTTCATAGTAAAGTTAAGTGTCCATATCATCGCTCTACGAGTGAGAAAATCTCCCTCATATGAGTCTTCCATTGACACATTGTTTAAAAGTACTGGTATGTCTACAAATGTATCCATAGTGTCAATCATCTTAACGCTTACTGTCACGTCTGGCTTGAAGTATGGTAAAATCTGTTCAAGAATTTTAGTACCATCTTCGTTGTATTTAGTCATAATATTTAATTGAAATTCTATATCATATGGCGAAGGTGTATGTAGCGTTGATAACTTTGCATCGTCTGTTACAATGCCTTTAGTTGATCGTGTGAGACTTGTGAGCTTTCTATCGCCATTGTATGTCATACCTGTTATCTCAAAGGACATTCTAGGTAAAGTTATAGCTGGTGCGTCTAGATTTGGATCTTGCTCAAGTCTAGCCAATAATTTCTGTGCAGGCGCATAGTTGATTGGCACAGTCATTCTTTTGATCTCAACACCCTCACTATTCTTGCGACCTATTTGAATATCATTAAAGAGTGTACCAAATACTGCTACGTATCTACGAGTTGATTCGTTGTAAAAATGGTTACCGTACATTAGAAGTTATCCTCACCGAATGGATTCGACTGACTAAAGTCAACAATGTTATCGCCTAAAGTCTCTATCGTAGTGTTATCAGCAAAATCGTCATATACTTCGACTTCGAGTTTAGATGGTAGGAATTCTACAGTTGCTCCCATTCCCAAGGTTGTTGTGCTTATATAATGAACTATTAGATTATTAACCGCAGTGAGCGATGGAGTAATGCTAACAGTAGCACCTGTGGTGCCTGGTGTTCCCGAGTATACAATGGTTGCCGTTGAGGAAGGTAGAACAACACCGGTTGAGGGTGAGTTTGTAGTATAGAATGATATAGGATATCCAGCCATAGAAGTGTGACTCACATCAAACGTGTAGGTCTCTCCCTTATACAATTGTAGTGTAGGCTGTTCTAGTAAGTCGCCTCTATCTTCAGTCTCTTTAGCATAGTATACACTGCTTCTAACTTCAATATTAAATGTAGTTGATTCAGAGTCTACGAAACGGTTAATATTATCGAAGTAGTTATCTATTGTCGCATCACCAGTATTGAATGTTTCTCCGCTGTACTCAAAGAGTTCTGCACGAAGATCATATGTCTGTAATGATCCGATTTGATAAAAGATTGCTTCATGCTCTACGTGTTGCAATTCAAAAAACTTATTGTTAAGTGGTAAATAAATGAGATCGCCTTCACGTGGACGATTGATCTCAGTAATCATGCCAACTTCTAATTCATATGTTCTTTGTGCCATAGTCATCGTAATTGAATCACGAATTTGTAGACCAAACTTAGACAAAAAGTCTCCTTCTCCTTCAAAGCCGTCAACGCTCTTTACGTACATCTCGACTAAGTATGCGTCATCAAATGATGGCAGATCATCTTCGTTCATTATATCATCTTTAGCTACTATAGTTCTAGGTAGGTACCATACATCTACGCCGTAAATCTGGATAGATTCGACAACAAGATCCTCAATGAGCGATTGCTCCATCGAGTTTTCATAGTTCTCAAAGTAGTAATTTTTAGCCACTTGTGTTTATCCTATCATGTCAACAACAGGCAAAGAGTAAGAAGATATCATTTCGTCTTCTAGTTTTTGAATCTCTTGTGCCGCATCATTTAAAATTTGCTCTCCGTTGAACTGTATATTGCCAGGTAAGGTCATTCCGTTAAACTTAGTTATATTAGCACCCCATTGATACTTGATCTTAGCTGATGCATAACTTTGCAACCAGCGGTCTTTCCATACGTTACCATACGTTGTGGGCTCGACAACTTGATATGCTTCAGCTACCATCCATGTTCCTACTGCCAATCTTTTCCAGTCTGTGTCAACGTGTAATCTGTTCACGTGTCTATTGTATCGGATAGGTTGTTTACCTACTAATAATTCTTCCATAAACTGCAAGTTTTGCATTGACATGTAGTAGTTAGTCATGTTATAATTAACCATATCATGTATGTTGTTAAGAACAAATTGATATTGAACATTAAACATACCGCTACTAGCTGTGATACTAGATCCAATAGGAAACAAGTTGACAACGCCAATGATATTCTCAGGCACTGTGATGTATCCATTAGTTATATCATCTGCTGTAATCTGATGCTTTAGAAAAGTTCTTTCAGTTCCATCAAAGTGATAATCCCAGTAGTAAGATAATGCCTCGTCAACACGATCATCTATCTGATCAACATCAACGTTAATCTCGATAACAGGTTTACCTAACTTTCGTAAGCACCACTCTTTAAATTGTGTTCTTGTTGTTGGCTGTGCCATTTCTATCTTCCATAGTTAGTTTCTATAGTATTTATAAAGCGTTGTAAGCGTCCACAACAGCCGAAGGTGTTGCGTCTACAATAGCTTGTGCTTCTGCACGTTCAGCACTATCTTGTGTGATAAGAGGATTCTCGACTGTAGCTGTTGTGGCGACACCTTCATCATCGTAAGTTGTTTGTTCGATAGTCGCATCTACTGGATCAATCGCCGTAACTGTAACGACATCAGCCATTACATCATCCATCTGCATTGTTTCTTCATTCCAGCCCTGTTCGCCTGTAGCTTGACTTTCGATCACCTCTTCACGACCGAGTGCTACTTGATACTGTGTGAGGCGTGCCTGCGCTTTAGTATATTCCTGTAACTGATAATCAAATAGTGCTTGACTCTTTCTGCTGTTTAGTGTATCATTATCTATAACAGCTTTAGGATGAGCATCTTTAATTGCTTGAATCTCTGCTTTCCATGCATCTAAACCATCATGAAAGATTTTATCAAATTGTTCTCCAGATGATGGATAAGCCAACTCTCTTACCTTCTTATACTCTTCTACTTCTTCAGTGTATTCTAGTTCCGCAATCTCCTGAACAATCTCTTCTTGTGTAGGTTGAGTTTGCTCTGTGTCCATCCAATCGATGACATCATCTCTTATAACCCATTTTGCACCTGGAGTCAGTTCTAGTAATGCTTTTGCTATACTCATTGCTTTATCTCCTGCGCTGTTACGCTTGTGATACACCCTACAAGCTGAGGTATCTCAACAGAGGATGAAGCACTTTCTGATCTAAACCAGATTTCATATTTGATCTTTTTCAAATCTTTTGCGTCATCGAAGTAGTTCATTGAGATTGGTACTTCTAGTCTATTATTAGTTCCGCTGGCTGCGGCATTTGTTCTCAGCCCAGCAAAGCCATAAGTAGAATGACCTAAATTCAAGCTAGTAGTATTTGTTATTCTAAATAACGTGTAAAATAAATCGTGTCCAACGGTATTGTTATTGTTTCCAGATGTTGATACACTTACAAATATTTTGCTGGCATCGAATTTTGGTGATATTTCAACATAGAATCCAGTCGATACAAAAGATGTACTTCCGGTTGAAATTCTAGTGTTGTACATCTCACTTACAGTCTGAATTACACTACCTGCGGGCATCTTATGATACGGCACATGACCATAATCCAACTCTTTTAGCTTTTCTCTTACATTAAATTCTGGCTTGTTTGCATATACTGTCATATTCTTATTCCTCTACCACAAAGCCGTCTACGGCTGATATTGCGGTTCCAATAGCCCTTGTAGTGTTATTTATTCTGCGTAGCCCTTGAAAGTCTGAGCGCCCTGTGCTTGTGCCTGCGTGTAGTAATTCTGTATCATCATCATACGCTAATGCTGTGACTTCATCTGAAGTACCATAAAGTGTTGCTTTGGCGTTCTCTTGGAATAAGACCTTCTCATCGTTGTACATCTTTTTAATCTGTTCTGCTGTTGGGGCTGTGGCTGATATTCTTGCAAGAGCTATAGATCCGTTCCATCCATGTAATCCACCATTATAACATCCAATATGAGTAAAGGTGGCATCACCTGAGGCTGATGAAGCATTTAAGTTTTGGTTTGAAGTATAACTTATCCCCGCTTTTATTCCATTAATATACTGTGAAGCTACATTACTTTGTCTAACAATATCTACTTTCGTCCATACACCCAGAGGAATAAAAGTATTTGCAGTGTCGGTATTGTAAGGAAGATATAAATTTCCAGTAGAAACATTACGAATAATATAAAATCTACTGCTATTGTTAAAAGTTTGTGCCTCCCACAAAAAATCATATTGAGCTGAAGCGGCGGTTAACTTACACCAAATACTAAAAACAAAATCACCTGTACCAAGGTCTAATCCACTATCATACGGTTTTCTTAAAAAGTTACCGCCAGAAGCAGAAGAAAACCCACTGTACCCCACAAGGTCAGTACCCGTTGCTACAGCCGTCTTAGTGACTGTACCGAATACTTGGACACCTTTGTCATTATAACTGCGGTCTGATTCTGCTAGGCGTACTGAGACAGCACCTGTAGTAAAGTTAGTTGTAACGCCATTACCCGCTTGAAGTAATAGATAAAAAGTTCCTGTGGATGGGGCGGTAAAGGTAAAGCAATGATTACCCGTTCCAATGTTTAACAAATGTTTACCCAAACCAAGAGAGCCACCCCCTGATTGATCTTGGACAAATAGTACATATGTTAATGCCGCTCCGCTATTTATTGTTAGGGCAAACGATGCTGTGTATTGCTTTCCAGCCGTTAAGGACATTGCATTTGAAACAGCGCCCGCAAAGTTAGAGCCGTTAGTTATTGCTGATGAAATTGTAGCACCTGAAGTGCTTAGAGTATCATACGCATATGTGCTTCCGTTTACCCAACCTGTCAACAACTCAGTGCCGACTGCATTAGTAGTATCAGTATCCGAAAGGGTAGCTAACTTAATGTCACCGTTCATCCAACCTGTGTTGTAGTCGGAGGCAATGAAATTAGTCAGGCCTGTTGATGGGCCAGCTGGATTGGCTGCAATCTTAGTTATACCACGTGGCATGGACAGTACACGCTCATTGAGATTAGCCCCAACAACCTCAGTAACGCTCCCCGAAGGTAGGTTGATTGCTAGGTTTCCATTATAATAGCCAAAATCTGAGCCTGTATAAAACTCTTCGCCATTACCTTTCGATAACTGGTTAGTTGTAACAGTAAAATCAGCACTAGGTATAGAGTCTACACGTACAGAACGTGATGCGGCATTATCCATCGTATAGATAATCTTATTATCGCTTGTAAAGTCTATTTCAAGTACAGTGTTATAGATCGTTGACTGCGTTATATCAACAACAGTCCCATCATCCTTGATAACACTCACGCCAGTAGCAGTAGCCACCGCAATAGTCGGCACAGGCAGACCAGTGTCAGGGTCAATCGGGGCTTTGGGTAGCACTGTCATTGCTACATCGTTAACTGCGTTGTTTACAATTCTGATAGTACCTGTAGCTGGGCCTACACTAGTATTACGTGTAGTTATGGTACGGTGTTCGTAATTATAGCCAGCCTCAAAAGTATTGCCGTCATCAGCAATGAATCGAACGATTGCTCCACGTAAATCTCCACCTGTGACCATAATGCCGTTTCTTGCTACAACTGCTTTACAGCCACCACTTCCAGAGTGTTTTAACCATGAAGAGTTATTAACAGGAAAGGTCATCCACATAGGCATATCAGGATCATCACCGTCGTAGATTGTGACAGTATCAACTTCGGCTACAATAACAGCAACACTTGGAAACTCTTTGCGTTTACCACGTGTTGTCGTGTTGAGTCTTTCGTTATACCATGATGTATGCTGAGTTCGTTTTCTCCATGCACCACCATCACTATCTTTGGATGTGTCGTACACAAATACGTCAACGGCAGTCTTAGGAATAATAGCATCAATTGCAGACATTTCACTACCCTTTGAGAGTAGAAAGTCTTTCTTATCCATAAATGCGGCAGTACCTAAGTCTGCATTACTAGGCACTTGGTTCGGATTTGTTCCTATAAGTTTACTCATTAGTTATTCTCCGTAAGTGCTTGTAGTTCTGTAAGGGATAGCTGTACTGGATAATATGAAAGTTTTCTAATATGTCCATTCCATAATGTTGATGATCCAGCATTTCCTATTTCCGCCATAGTTACCCCATCCATCTCAGGCATTGTTATACTAGTCATTTGAGCATCGATTCCGTCTGCGGCACTAATTTGAGAGTTGGGTTTTATAGATAATGCCATCTTATGTATTTCAGTGTCCTGCCAAAGTGGTAAAACGCTATATAAAGGAAAATAATCATTATTGAATCCAGGTGTAACGACTCTAAAAGTATAACCACTGCGATCCAATGATGTGCTACCACCAGTGGCGTTTCTTCTCAACAGATATCTATTAGAGCTTGTTCCGTCTGTGATACCCCACAGACAAGGAGATGATCCTACGTTTGCATTACCTGTTATAGATGTGCCTTCTCCGTACATAGTGGATTCTTTTGAATTATACCAAGAGATGTCATGTATACGAGCCGTATCTTCTTCTCTAGTATACGCAACACTTGAAGAAACATCGGCTGAGCGTGTAACTGCACTGCCGTAAGTTGAAATATAACTAGAGGGTACCTCAGCGTTTTCGATCTGTGTGCGCCAAAAATAACCAAATCGATCGCCAGCCGAAAGCTCATCAGTTGCCGGATTACTTGTACCATCTGAGGTTTCATCTGAAAAGTACGTGACAAAACTGAAATTGCCTCCAGTGCTATTTGGAGT